GTTTCAGCAAGGCCACATGCGCAACTGGCGCATCCAGCGCTTCAGGGGCGACAGTAGCGCCCACGTGTCATTTGCCAGGCTCGAGGCCCAGCTAGAGGCGCTGGCGTTCTAATCCATGGCAACCACCGCTCCGAACTCTCGGAAGCTCAATCTGACGCGGGATCAACTCGCGCAGTTTTTGACCGATCAGCAGCAGATCAGACAGTTCGAAATGCTGTTTGCGGCCGTTGATGCCATCGGGCCTGATGGCGTGCTGGAGGTCAACATTGCAGCCGGCATTGCTCAGACCACCGCCGTGCAAGCGCTGTCCATGATCTCCTCACTGGCGCAAGAATCGGCCATCAATGCCGCGCTGGCCGAGAACAAGGCCAATCAAGCCATGGCCATGCTCGGGAGCCTGGCGGCTTCGGTCGAAGGGCTGCAGATGGCACCGCCGGCCAGAGAGTTCAAGCGATCAAGGTACGGCTCCTTCTACGACACCACCACGCAAACAGCAACGGTCATCAACACGGCCAAGGCGATCACGTTCAACGGCACCGACCTGAGCAATGGCGTGTATATCGGCTCGCCCACCTCGCGCATCATTGTGGACAGCGAGGGCATCTACAATTTTGACACCTCGTTTCAGCTAGACAAAACAAGCGGCGGCACAGCGGTTTTTGATTTCTGGTTTCGCTTAAATGGCGCTGATGTGGCAAACAGCGCCAGCAGAATAACAATTCAAGGTAACAATGCTGAGATTTTCTCATCGCTGAATTACTTTTTTGACCTCAAGGCCAGCGATTATGTTGAGCTAATGTTCTCGGTCACTGACTTGAGTGTTGAGCTGAAGACATTCCCTGCCGCCGTACCGCATCCCGGCATCCCGTCCATAATTCTTACAGTCAACAACAACATCGAAGGTGTCCAATGACCGTAATTGTCAAAACCCTAGTGGCCCCCAAGCAGATGGAGGCCTCGCAAACAACGCAGTACACGGCAAACTCTGTCAAGGCGCTGATCGACAAGGCCACGGTGACCAACACCGACACGGCGAACCGAACATTCAGCGTTAACCTGGTGCAGTCCGGCGGCAGCGCAGGCAATGCCAACCTGATTATTGATGACCGAGCCGTGGTGCCAGGCGAGACCTACCTGTGCCCGGAGTTGGTCGGCCAAGAGTTGGACGCCGGTGCATTTATTAGCACGATCGCTAGCAACGCCACGGCGCTCACGCTGCGCGTGTCAGGCCGCGAAATTACGTCCTAAATGGTGCAGCCAGGATGCAATCTGCGCTTCGCCTCAAGGTAAACCTGATGCGCTTCCTCGGGTGTTTTAAACCGTCCGAGAAACTTGGTTTTTCCGTGGACGCTTATCTCAGCCTTCCAAAGCCCCCGGTTAGCCTTGACGCCAAGAAACCCAGATTTGTTATTGATTTTTGGTTTTCTTTGATTTTGAATGTTCATTGCTTGCGAAACATCACGCAAGTTAGAAAGTCGATTGTTTGATCTGTTTCCGTCTATATGGTCAATATTTCCATCAGGCCATTTGCCATAAACGTAAAGCCAAATAAAACGATGAACGAAAGTCATATGACCATCAATCATCAATTGCAAGTAGCCGCGAGTTGGGTTTCCTGCAACTTGACCGGCTTTAACATGGCCTTTATTAACGCGTCGCGTCATAATGCCAGTCTCAGGATCGTAGGAAAGAAGCTCGTGGATTCGCGCTTGTGTAGGCATGTTGCACCTCATCAAAGTGAAAAACATCCTGAAAGTTGCAGCAAGCGGTGGATGAAACCGCCTGTCCCCCGTCGGGTAAGCTGCCAGTCAATTTTACAGCAAAGGATCGCAACATGAAGGAATTTATGGTCATCCCCAAGGGCTTTGCAGGCCTGCCGATGGGCGAGGAGTTCATCAGCACGGCGGAGAACAAGAAGAACACCGATACCGTCATCGAGGACTGGATGCTCGGCCCTGAGAACCCATCCAACGAGCCAACGGCCAACAAGGTCTATTGGGTCGCTGTTGGCAAAGCCATGCAGGTTGACGAGAAGGAGGCTCGCCGCCGCCGGTGCTCGAACTGCGAGTACTACGACAACAGCACCATGACGCAGGCTAAAATGGAGCGCATCCCTCGCAACGACTGGGACACCGAGGCCGGGTTCCGAGGCTACTGCAACAAGTTCGAGTTCATCTGCCACGATCTGCGCGTCTGCCAGGCCTGGGACGAGCGTGAATTTGAGATGGAAGATTGACGTTGTGACCCACTCCGAATGGCTCATAGAAAACCTGCGCAAGGTTTTTATCTTGCCAGAGCCAGCCATCGAGTGGCTGGTGATGGTCTATGACGCCATCCAAGTTTTTGATGACATTGCAGACGGCGATGCGGTCAAGCGCAAAGACCTGAACGCCACCATCTGGAACGTTTTCGTAGGCATGCCGCAGAACCAATTCTTTGCCGCCAACTCGCACCACCTGGTGCCAATGCTTGCGGTCTCGGTCTTGAAGTGGCAGGCATCAGACAGCGCCGAGCGCAGCGGGCATGCGGATGCAAAATCTTTCATCTGGCGAGCCGGGTACTATGATCTGATCCTGATGGCTGTTACGCTATCGCATGGCTCGGGCTTCGCAACCAAAAACGCACATCTTGTCATGAACCTGTACGGCGAGAAATTTGAAGATTACATGAAGGAGTTCGGCAATGCCTGATCCAGTAACCGGAATGATTGTGGCGGGGAGCCAGCTGGTCGGCAGTTCGATGCAGGCTAGCGCAGCCGGTGACGCCGCCGCCGCTCAAGGCGCTGCATCCCAGGCCGGCATTGAAGAGCAGCGCCGCCAGTTTGACGAGATGCGCAAACTCCTGCAGCCGTACACCGAAGCGGGCATTCCGGCACTGGAGCAGCAGCAGACATTGCTAGGCCTCAGAGGGCCGGAAGCAGAGCAGGCCGCTATTGCCAGGCTCACCGGTGGCGAGACGTTCAAGGCCCTGGCTGCGCAGGGCGAAAACGCGCTGCTACAGCAGGCATCGGCCACCGGCGGGCTGCGCGGCGGCAATCTGCAGGGCGCATTAGGTCAGTTTAGGCCGCAACTCCTGTCCAACCTGATTGAGCAGCAGTACGGTCGACTCGGCGGCATGACAAACCTGGGCCAAGCCTCCGCCGCTGGCGTTGGAGCGGCCGGCATGGAGACTGGCACCAACATTGCCAACTTGCTCGGCCAGCAGGGCTCCGCAGAAGCTGGCGGCATCCTTGGCGAGGCCAAGGCCTATGGGCAACTGTTTAACTTGCCAGGCCAGTTTGTCGGCGCTCAAATCGGCGCTGGCAAAAAGCCAGGTTTTGGGTTCTAAAGGATAAAAAATGGCAGGCATCAATCCATTCCAACCGCCGATGAATTACGCAATAGACGTGCAGAGCCCATTCGAGGCGGCACTGGGCGGGTTCAAACTTGGCGCTGCTGGTGCAGAGGTGCAGGCGCAAACGCAAGCGCGTGAGAAAGCTAAAACCTATCAAACTGGGATTGATGCTTTTTTCAAGAAACCGGCCGCAGAACGCACTTATTCTGATATTGAACCTCTTCTAGTTGGGGCCAATAAGCAGCAATTTGACGCATTGCAGGCTGTTGCTAAAAATATGAATGATGAACAGTTGAATTCATCTAAGCGTCTTTATGGTCAATTGCTTGTTTCCTTGGAGCAAAATCCAGAGACTGCAAAAACAATTTTGCAAAATCGCATAGACGCAGAGACAAACCCGCAGCAAAAACTTGCATGGCAAGATATGTTAAAAACAATAAACATATCGCCTAAAATAGCTGCTGATAATGTTGAGTTACTTGGCACTGCAGCTTTTGGAAAAGATTGGTATGAGGGCATTACAAAAGTAAGGGAAGAGCGCAGGACTGCGGCTTTGGCCCCATCTAAAGTGATTGAGGCTAGGGCAAAGGCTGACCAGGCCGTAGCAGATGCAACCACGGCCCAGGCTACTGCTGGCAACGCAGCGGAAAAGGCAACAGCTGACGCGGCCAGAGCAATGGCGGACGCACAAAAAGCGGCGGTAGATGCTAAGTTTGCAGAAAAGACCGCAGTTGCGGACCTTGCAAGCAAAGCCGCTGCCCTTGGTCTGACAAAAGCTCAGACCGGATCGGCGCTGGCTCAGACCAATAAATTAGGCAGAGAAACACAAAAGATTGCGCTTGAACTGGAGGCACTCAAAGCCGGCACCCCCGATCCAGCTAAAGCATTCGATCAAGAGGAAAAGCTACGCAAGGAATTCCAAGCCCGCACCAAGGTTTACGGCGAGCTTGGCACTACTTATTCAAACATTGAATCATCCGCCAAAGTAAAAACAGGCCCAGGCGACATTGCGCTAATCACAGGATTCATGAAAATGCTCGACCCCGGTTCGGTTGTGCGTGAGACTGAATTCGCAACGGCCCGCGATACTGCCGGCCTGTACACAAGACTTGAAAACAGTTTGAAGAAAGCAGAAAGCGGCCAGTTCCTGCAGCCAAAACAACGAGAAGAATTCGTCAACCTTGCCAAGCAATACCTAGACTCAGCGCAGAAGAAGGCAGGCGATGACAAGAAAGCGCTCGGCGTGGTGGTCAAGAACTACAAGCTCAATCCTGACAACGTGTTCGGGCCTGAGACAACGGCAACCAACGATCCAAATATTGTGATAGTTGGCGGCCGGAATTACACGCGCCCCGCAAACTTCAATGATGCGCAGTGGGCCGAGTACAAAAAATCAGTGGGGGCGCCATGAGTCCAGAGGAATGGCTGGCATCTCAGACCAAGCAGGCTGCGCCAGCGGCCTCTACGCCCGCTCCTACGGCGCCTGCAGCGGCCCCAATGTCGCCAGAGCAGTGGGCGGCATCACAGCCTAAGATGGGGTTTTTTGAAAGCCTGGCCGAATCGGTCACTGGATCAAGACGCTCCTCATCACCTGAAGTGGCTGCGGCGCTTTCTGAAAAACGCACAATTTACAACATGCCAGAGACCAATCAGATGTCTTTTGGCTTGTTGAAGTCGGCACTTGGTGGGCTGATGGCTGGCTCAGAAGAGCGGGCTAAAATTTTTGCCGCCAACTTCCCAGGCTTGACGTATCGCCTTGATGCACAGGGAACTGTGTTTATGCGCTCACCTACTGACGGAAAAGAATACGTTATTGAACCTGGGGTAACTTTGCAAGATGTGCCTCGGGGTGCGGCTGCGCTTGCAGCATTCACACCGGCAGGCCGTGCGGCAACCATCCCCGGCGCAATCGTTGGCGCTGGCGCAACTCAAGCAGCGATTGAGGTAAGTCAAGCAGCAACTGGCGGCAGAACTGGTTTAACAGACCTTGCTGAAATAGGTATTGCAGCAGGCACCGGCCCAGTAGGACAGGTTTTGCAGCGCGTGATCCCTCCGGCTGTACAGGCGGTCAGGAGAGGCGCGCAAAGCGTTACGGGTGGCCGAGCTCCAACCCCTATGCCGACGCCAGCAGTTCGCGTTGAGCCCATGATGGCTCCGGAGATTCCTGCGGCGGTGCCGGAGGCTGTGCCGCCAGTTGCCCCGGTTGCCCAGGCGGTGGCCCCGGCAGTAACTCCAGCCGCAGCGCCTACCGTATCCGTCATTGCAGAAGAGGAAGTCGGGAAACTAGTCAAGCAGGCTGCCGGCACAGGTTTCGGCTCGGCTGGCGCACGCGATCGGCTGGCCGATCTTGCCCAAGTCAACGTGGCGGCCAAGGAGGCAGCCGAACGCCTGGGCATTGTGCTTCCTGCCGATGTGTTCAGCGACAACCCGCAGATCAGGGCAGCCGCAGGCCTGACCCGATCCGCCGCAGGCAGCGAGGCCGAAGCCGCCTGGCGCAACACCGTCACGCAGGCCGTGGACAAGGCCGACGATGTAATCAAGCAGTTTGATGCTCAGTTTATTGAAGGAACAATTGCGCCAGGCGTGGTGTCGCAGAAGATCAAAGACTCGCTGACCAAGACGCGCTCAGACCTTAATACTGAAGCGGGCGACCTTTACATTGCGGTCGATAAGGTGGTGCCAAAAACATCGCCAGTCAGTCTGCCAAAGCTCCAAGCAACCCTTGCCGCCGTCAAAGCCGAGGTAACCGAAGAGGGCATGTCGGCAGCAGAGCGAAAACTGGCCAATATGATTGAGCGCGGTGGCATGACATATGGCCTGCTCAAGCGCGAAAAATCCCTGATTGGCAAAGCCATTGACAAGATGGAGTCGCCTTACGGCAGCATGGCCGAAGCGGACCTCAAGCGCCTGTATGCGGCACTGGCTGACGATCAACTGACGAACGTTGGCAACATCGGCGGCGAGGAACTACGCCGGCAACTTCGCGCAGCCAATCTGATCTATGCCAAAGAGCGAGCACTCGGCAAGCGCATCGTGAATGCGTTTGGCCAGGACATTGAAGGCAGTCTGGCCAACAAGATGCGTACCGCCATCACTGGCGCGGCCAAGGGCGATGCGGGAGAGTTCAACCGCCTACTCAAGACTGTCCCTGAAGACCTACGCAAAGAGACGGTGGCTACTGCGCTGGCGTCCGTCACTCGCTCGGCCAGGGGCGCCGAAAAGGGTGGCTTTGGATTCTCAGAGTTTGCAGATATTTACCCGAAGCTGCGCGCCAACCCGCCCGTCTACAAGACCATCGTGGACACGCTCGGCGAGGGATCATCCAATGTGCTGCGTGATCTGTACGAAATCTCTAAGCGCGTCACCGATGCCAGGGCCAACGTCCTGACCACCGGCAAGGCGAACCAGGCGCTGATGCAAGGCATGCAGGCCGAAAGCCTGATCGGCAAGGTGATGGAGAGCACATTGGCCAAGGGCCTGGTGACTGGCGCAGCAGCAATGGGCGGCCCAGTTGCGGCAGCAGCAACATCCGTGATAACCACTGCCATGACACAAGGCAACAAGGACGCTCTCAAGGCGGCCGGAAAGCTGTTCGCTGATGAGGGTTTTCAGAAGCTCGCGGTCGAAGCCGCAACCAGGGGCGCGCCAAGCGCTGCTAGCATTCGTCGTGCGGCCATGTCACAATCCTTCCAGAAATTTGCAGACGCGGCCAAATTGCCGAAAACATTGGATGCCAGAATTCAATGGCTGCAGACTGCGGCCCAGACTGAGCGCCAATTTGACCAGGAAAGCCAATAAATGACCGCACTATCAATCCAACCCGCCTACCCAATCTTCACCGATACGGCGGGCCAGCCGCTGGACAATGGCTACATCTGGATCGGCACGGTCAATCTGGCGCCGCAGACCAACCCGATCAGCATCTATTGGGACGCCGCGCTGACGCAGACAGCAGCGCAGCCACTGCGCACATCTGGCGGCTACATTGTCAACTCAGGCACGCCGGCAGTAATTTACGCGGACAGCGATTACAGCATCTTGGTTCAAAACGCCAAGGGGAGTGCGGTATATAGCGCATCAGAATCTACGGCAAGGTATGGATTTGTCATCAATGCCGGGGATGTTTCCTATTTTTCAACAGAAACATATCCGGTTGACACGGTAGGCTCTGAGCTGCAGGAAATAAACTCATCCGCTGGGGCGGCGCAAGTTGGGTACGATTACCTGAACAGTTCTGCCGCGAACACGGTGGCCGCAGAATTACGCCAGGCGCAGGCACAGGCGCAGCACTTCTGGGCGAAGTCTCGCGCCAATCAAGCAAACGTCTACATGTTTGTCACCGGCGACTCTACCGGAAATGAGACCACCGAATGGGTGTACCTTACCGCCCAATGGCTGGCCACAGAGCTCACCACGCACACCATCAAGTACCGCCTGTATGACGATACTACGGGATGGGCTGCCTACACTACGATAAGCACCGGCAGCGGTGCGCAGACAGTCTTCATTGACAACGCCAGCGTTAGCGGAACCAACACCTTCTATACGGACGGAGGACGGCAAAGCCTAATCTGGACCGGGATTAATTACGATCTGGTCATCATCAACTACGGCCACAACATTGGCACCAACGCCACTGAAGTGGAGGCGCTGCCAGAATGGGTGATTGCCGCCAGCCATTGCAGGCTAATGGCCCCGCTTGCCGGGTTGTTCATTACGCTGCAAAACCCACGCACTAGCGTTGCCGGAGCAAACCAGTCCGCACGGCTCACAAGCGCCTGGCGCAAAACTGCCGATCTGGTCGGTGCTGGCGTCATCGATGTATACACCGCATTTGAGACGTACCCAGACCCGGCAGCGCTATACACAGACGAGACACACCCAAGCGCCCTAGGCAGCCAAGTCTGGTGCGAAGAGGTCCAGCGCGTCATGGCCGAGCCTCCGCGCTACACGAACTTTGGCCCGCAAGGCGTCAACCCGCTTTCGCAGACGCCAACCAATTACATCTACAACCCTCGTTTTATAACCTGGGACACAGGCAGCAACCCTTCCGGCTGGACGTTTACCAATTGCGTTCCCACAAAGAATGTCAGCGTAACCGATGGATCGCTGTACTCTGCGCAGATCACAATTGGCGCTGGAGCAAGTCCGGTCATTACGACCGACGCAAGCCTTGCTATTCCGCACTTGGTGGGAAAAACAGTCACCGCAATAGCGCGAGTCTGGACCCAGGCCGGTCTTGGCTTGCTTGGGGGCCGCCTGGACATTACGTCCACGGATAACGTTACCTCTTCGTCTAGCTTTACCAGCTACCCCCGTGGCGCCGTGTGCAATGGCGGATGGCAGTGGGTCATCTCTACGCTTACCATTCCTCTCACGCACACAAAACTTACGGTTACCGTCTACGCTGGCGCTGCCGATGGGTCGGATGTTGGAGAAATATTCTATTTAGACAGCGTTGGCTTGTTTGAAGGCGTCCTTCCTGGCTTCCTCAGCATGGACACTGTTTCGGAAAAGTTTGTAAATGACTTCTACAACGATGACAACGTTGGCCTCATTACTGGCAATACAGGAACGGTAACAGCGGTTGCTGGCGTAATCACCCTTACGGGATCGCCAGTTAACAACTCTGATGTTTACATCAACCTCCCTGGCCTTACCCCTGGGGCCGAGTACAAGGTAACATTTTTCGCCACTGCCGCAACCGGCAACACTGCTGGCGGCCTATACATCCGCAACGGATACAACGGCGGGTCAACAACCATAACCACCGGGACTTGGGTTCTAAGTGCTACCTCAAGCACAACGTTCACCGCCCCCAACGGCCCTGTATCCGTTTGGGTCTATGGCTACACCGGCACAACCGGCTACGTGCTTGACACTTGGGCAATCAAGCCAGTTGCATCGGGCATCTCCCCGGCCTCCAATCTGGCGCTGACCTCTGCTCGCAACGCCGATGGGTCTGTGGCTACAGCAAGCTCTTCGGCCACTACTTTTGGCATCAGCAACACGCCGGGTACTTCAACGTTCCTGCTCGCTGCCAACGCACTCAGCGCCACTATTACATCCACCGTCATCTGGGAATATCAGCCTGGCAACGGGTACTTTTCGGGCCGCGATCTTAGCGTTACAGCCAATGCCTACTACAGCGGAGCAGGCACAGCAGGCACCAAAACGCTTACGCTCACAGCGTACAGAATCAACAACTTAACCGGCGCTCATGGGTCTAACCTGGGGTCGGCAGCCATCACATTGACCAACGCAGCAACGGACAATGTGTTTACGGTCACAGGCGCAACACTTGCTGCTACAGACCGGATTGAGTTGCGCCTAGTGTCTGTGCTGCAGGAGACGGCTGGGACGGCCATCAACGCTCGCATCAACTCTGTTCGTGTATCATAAAGCAAAGGAACAAGCAAAATGGCTGACTCAAAAATCAGTGCCCTCCCGGCAAGTACTACGCCCCTAGCGGGCACCGAGGTTCTGCCGATTGTCCAAAGCTCGACCACCAAGCAGGTCTCGGTGGCCAACTTGACCGCTGGGCGGGCTGTGAGTGCTTTGAGCCTGAGCTTAACCACTGCGTTGCCGGTGGCTAGTGGCGGGACTGGAGTGGCCTCAAGCACTGGCACCGTGGCGGTTGTCCTGAGCACATCACCGACGCTGACAACCCCCACGATCTCGGGCTACGTTGAGTCAGTAGCTGCGCTGGGAACGGTTACAGGCACGGCAACAATCGTCATTACGGCAGGCACAGTTGTCACCGCTACGCTGACGGCCTCAACGCCTTGTACGTTCGCAATGCCGACTTCCCCTACAGCAGGCAATTCGTTCATCCTTCGCTTGACCCAAGCAGCAACAGGCATGACCACGGCCACCTTCACCGGCGTCAAATGGCCCGGTGGCACTGTGCCAACAATCACGGCAACAGCCAGTGCAGAAGACATTCTCAGCTTTGTCTACATCGGCACCAGCTGGTACGGTAACGCAGCCCAGGCGTTCGCATAATGTTTGCAGCACTCAACTCCTTCCTGACCCGTGCGGTGACGGGGTACTTCCTGAACAAATCCCTGCGTTTCCGGTCTTCTGCGAGTGCGTACCTGAACAGGACTGCGGGCACTCCCACCGCCCAAACCAAGTACACCATAAGCGTTTGGGTTAAGCGTGGAACGTTTGCAGCATATTCAATTTTTTCTGCTGGTAGCGGTTCCGCAGGGGATTACAGTTCGTTTCAGTTTAATACGGACACTAGTTTGGCTTTTTGGGTTAATAATGGCGGGGCAAATGGTGAGATTATAACCACACAACTGTTTCGTGACCCAGCAGCTTGGTATCACGTTATAGTAGCGGTGGATACAACTCAAGCAACTTCTTCCAACCGCATGAAGATGTATGTAAACGGTACGCAGGTTACAAGTTTTTCCACTGCTACTTATCCCTCATTAAATGGCGTTTCAGCTATCAATAGAAGCGGCGCGGTCCAAGCAATTGGCGCTTTGTACTCTGGCAGCTATAACCAATACCTTGACGGCGAACTAGCAGAGTTTAACTTTATTGATGGGCAGCAGCTAGCCCCCACAGCCTTCGGCGCATCCAGCATCTACAACCAGTGGCTCCCCATCAAGTACGCCGGGACATACGGGACCAATGGGTTCTATTTGCCGTTCACCAACACCACCAGCACATCTACCCTAGTAGCAGACTCC